GGCTAAATTTACATTTCGAAAACAATAGAGACCTTCGTTAAGTAAAAGGCCCTCGCTCGCGGTCGGAACGTTTGCACCAAACGATATGCGTACGCTTCCCGCTTCGACGTGCAAATCGACAGCATTACAACCTTCAACGAAAGAGGTATTACTTCCAGCGGCTGTGTTAATTAAGCTAAATAGCGGCGTGGCAGTTGTGGTGACGGAAATCACCGAGCCATTAACGCTGCTTAAATCCTGGTAATCCATAAAATATTATTAATTATTCATCACTGCCCTCTACATAAGGGCAGAGGGAACAATTAAGTGTTCGTAAAGTAGATATGTGCGCGGGCATTGCCGGCGGAACTGGAAACGAGAGTTACGGTATCGCCTAAATGAAACGTAGTGTTTGAAAGCGCACCTGCGCCTGTAACAACGCCTGCTGTGCTTCCTTTAGCGATTACTGCAACGGTATTGCCATTAACTGCGAGTGTGATATTACCCGCAGTTGTGTCGAGAGCGAGCGCGGTAAAGTCCGTAATGGTGCCTGTAAATGGAGCGCCTTTTGCGCCGAAGACATTCACGGTTGTGGTTCCATTTGTGGCGACAACATGCTCATTGTCACCAACGATGGAAAAGTCAATCGGATGTTCCATCCGAAACGCATTACGCATCAATATCTTTCTAAATTCAACATGGTCTGGCATGTTTTGAGAGCTTAACGGATTAGAGGGGCTGTTTTCCCACAACCCCGAGAAGGGCTAATCAGTCGCTATTAGGTGTAGGAGGTGGTATCGACTTTGACGTTTACGAGCTTACGAGCGCCGTCTTTGAAGGTATACATGCCAAACAGTGTGTATGGCTTGATTTTCCATTCAACGATACGGTTTTCAGCTTTATCCACGTCAATCATTGGATTTCTCTGGATGACGATATCGACAGCGCCTTTCTGGCCGAACATCAAATTGGAGATGTTTTTGCCAGTGGTCCAGCCATCGGCTGTTGCTGTTAAGGATGACGAAACAACTGGAGCACCGACGCCTTGCCATGTCAGGGTCAAAGCATTAGAGCCATAAGTTGCGGTACAGCCATACAAAACGGCCTGTTGGTCAGCGGTGAGTGCTACGCCATTGGCAGTTGTGGTGCCTGGGGCGTTAATAAGCGCTGCTAGGTTCGCGCCGGTTGTGGCAACTGAACCGCCAATTAAGACGTTTCCACCAGTGCTTCCGATTGCGGAAACAAATGTGAAGACGATGGTCTGGTTTGCAACCTTAATCGTGATGGTATCGTTTGCGGTTGGGTTTGTAGCAATGCCGCAAGTACCAGTCCAATAAGTACCGTTAGATACGTACAAATCGAAATTGTAATATTGGCCTGCATAACCGTTATCGCCGCTTCTATCGCCCAAAACGGATTCCTTGCCTGAAAGATATTCAAGCAATGCTTGGTAAACGTCTGGGGTTAGATTCGCGAAGAATTGTGACTCGCCTGGTTTGTATTTGTATACGTTTTGTCTGCCGATTTTCTTTTGAGCTAGAGCAAACATTTTGGCGATATTGCCGGCAACAATAGATGCGCCATTTCCTGCTGTGCTTCCAAAGTCCGAAGCATCAATCGTAGAGGTTGCGTTTGTTACCTGTGCGCCGTAGTAGCCGTTTATGATGTTATTCATTTGCTCTACGGTGTCGTCGGTATAGCGCTGTCTCGATGTTGGATAGGACTGTAATTCATCAAGGTCTGAAATGATGAATGGAATTACAGGGGTTGTGTTTACTGTGAGTGTTTCTGCTGTGTTGGTTAGATTCTGGAAGGATACGTCGTTATATCTGGTATACGTCTGGGGAACAGTAGCGCTTCTGTAAATGCGCTCAATGGATTGGCCTTGCTTAAGTTCCGCTTCCAAACGGAAATTAGCCTGGGGCTTCCAAATGTTCGTTACCCAGAACTTCTGTTGCATCTCTTTCGCCCAGATGGTGCGGAACGATGCATTTAAACTATTTGCCATGGGATATTAGGAATTAATGGGAGGGGTTACGAAGTGGTGGTAGCCCTTGCTTTTCCTTTAACCATGCGTCGAATTTTGCGAAAGTCGCGTCATCCATGTTTGCGATTTCCTTCGGGTCGTCGCGGTCTGCGATTTCCTGGAAGTCGATAACCTTGGATTCGACTGGCGCTCGATGCGCGGATTCTGCCGATGCTTTCCCTGGCTCGATTTCAGGCTTGATGTATTTGAAATAGAGGACGGACAGTTCCTGATTTGAATACGGTTTACCGTCTGGAGCCTTATCAGTGGAATAGGCAAGCTGCATGAGCTTGTCTTTTTGTTCCTTGATTGGCTCGTCCGGGAATGCAGAGGCTAGGTCGTCAAGTCTGGCGTCGAATACTGCATGCTCCGCAGCGATGGCCTTCGCCATCCTTTGGTCTTCGACAAGCTGCTGCACTTCCTTTGGCAGTTCGGTAGAGGGCGTTTCCTTGCGGAATGTGTCAACGATTTCTTTAAGCAGGTCGGCGTTTACATTGTACTTATCGGCTAGGGCTTCAATTGTATCCGGTGTACTTGCGGCGTTCGGCTGCTTGGAAAGCTCGATGATTTTCGCTTCAAGGGCTGTTTTGGCGTTGCGTTCGGCTTCGAGCTCAGCTTTGGTAGCATTTAAGCTCGTTTCGAGTTCATGGCGCTGGTTAAGTAAATTGGCAATGGGCGATGCCTTTTTCGGCTTTACCGGTTCTTCCGGCCTAGCTGATTCAGATTCCTTGGCTGGTTCCACTTTCGCGGCTTCCGGCTTTGGTTCTGCTGCTTCGGGCGTTGCAGGCGGTGTTATAGGCTCCGCAGCCTTTGCAGCATCGCTCTTGATTTCAGGCGTAACCTGAAGGTCCTTGAGTTCTTCTGCTGGAAGATTCGTCTTGATTTTCGAGCCGTCTTCGGCAATAACTTCGGTCATGTACGTTTGGCTTAATTATTTGAGTTGCCCGTGGCCGGGGCAAGAATGCAATTAGAGGCTTGCAATGTGCCTTTTCACTTTTGGGTTGTCGTGATAACAAAGAAAGCGCCTTGCGGCGCTTATATAAACTGCGAATGGAAAACGCACTACCGTAAACCATTCGCGGCTTGTACAAATGCCGCTAATTTAAGCGTAGTGCGTTTTTATCCGATTGTTAAGATGCTGGTGTCGGAGTCGGTGCTGGAGCTGGCGTTGCAATGATGTCGAATGCGTCCTGGTCTGGCGCGATTGGGTTTGCTGTCCCTTTAATTTCGACTTGGTATTGGTCTGCTAGCGCTTGGAGCGCTGTATTGAAAGCTGTGAAGTCCATGATGTTTTTCTATTAATGATTTACTAGCATTGTACAGTGCCATCTATTTCTTTGGCAAATTCCAGTGCAAACTTAAGCGCTTCGCCCTTATACACTTCGTTTGTAAATATCTTTGCGCATACGTCCGAGCCTTGCGGATAGACGTAATAGGAATGGGCGTTTGGAGGCAATTGCGTCATTACTGGAGCGGAGTCGAAATGGTGCTCATGTATTGCCGCTATTGTCTGTGAATCACTAGATGCCTTTTTCTTTGCCGGCATGTTCTTGGTCGGTTAATTGTTCTAAAAGTTGCGCGATTGCAGTTACAAATACCTCGGTATTTTTCCTAAAGCGTACGCCGTTCATCATGTTCCGTAAAGTGTTATCGCCGAATTTGGCGGCTTTAACTTTTCCTTTATGGGAAACGGTTAAGGTTCCCTGCTTAATATTTGCCGTAATAACAAGCACATTGCCGTTATGAACCGGCGCGAATATTGGCTTTGGTTTCCTGAAATAATCAGCTATTTGTTGCAACATGGAGTAGTCGTTTAATTTCTTCTTCTATGGCAGCCCTCTGCTTGCCGCTAAAAATGGATACGAACTGGTCCGCAAGCTCCATACGGGCGAAAAGTGCATCTCGCTCTCGGTCGGTGAGCTTCTTATCGGTCTTAAGTAATAGCTCTGAGCGGTCAATTTCTGCTTGTAGGTATGCAATATACGGTTTAACGATGGGATTGTCGGCGAGATTTTCTTTGACCGCAATTTCGTGAAGCCTTGATTCTAGGCTCGCGACTTGCTGCTGGCTTTCGCTATCGAATCCGCCTTTTAATACGAGGTCTTTGAGCTGTTGGAGTTCCTGAAGCATTATTGTCCTAACTGCGCCGGTTGTGGCGCGAGATTACTTGCTTGCTGAGATGTTGCCTGCGTTCCTGCTGCTGTCGGGAGACCTGCTGGTGATGCCTGTGGCTGCGATTGCTGCGGTTGTGGCTGCCCTGGCTGATTCTGCATACCTTGTAATACCTGCTGAGCAATTTGTCCTGGCATAGGCGGTTGTGGCGCGCCTTTTGGCGGTACCTGTGGCATTCCACCACCTTGCGCCGTCTGCTGGAGCATTGCTTTGCGTGTCATGTTTTCCGAAACGATTGGCATTTGCTTCTGAATCAGGTCCATTAGCTTCGTGTATTCCGGCATCTCTAAATCGTTATCAGTGGCAAAATCGAGAATCTTCTGCACAATCGCTGTCGTGGCGCCGCGGTAGAGCTTGTAAGGCTTACCTTCTAGGCACGCTTCAATCAGTTCTGAGGCTTTGGAAAGAATCTCGCGGTCTGAATCGCCTTGCAGGTCAAACGCTAAGCGAATTTCGTCATCGTCCACCTGGGCGTTCTGGAGCTTCGCTTTTACGCGCCATTTCGGATTGGTCACGGCTAGTTCATCGGGAGTGAGCGCTGCGAGCGTATCTGAAAGAGCTTTTTGCTTAATGGCGTCTTTCTGCGCGTCCACCTGGCCGCCTTCAATCAAGATTCCCCAATCAGTATTGACTTCGTTTCGCGCCAGTTCATCCCATTCAAAACCATTTTCTCCGATGATTTTAACTGCTTGCGGTGAGCGCATGTGTTCATTCAAACCCCATAAGAACCTGCGGCCGATTCCCTGCCAGTTCTTCGCGTAGCTTTCGTAAATAAGCGTAGTACGCTCAGTGGATTGCTGGACGTTTAGATAGGCGATGCCGACTTTATTGGTATCTGATTGGCCCTGATTTTCGCTATTGACGCCGCTTTTTTCCTTGAGCAAACCGTCGATGTAACTCGTTAGGTCAATCGTTCCTTGTAACTGCGGTGTCGAGAATTCATAAATGCCGTTTTGTATTTGTTGCACCTTGGTGGAACCGCTTTTAACCGCTACCAAGCCATCCGGCTTCCATTCAAGCTGCGCTGGGTCTGGGAAAACGTCTGGGTCAAACGCTCGCATTCCATAATTCGATTTGTTCCTGTTATCGAGTTCCTGGTTAATCAGAATCCGAATCATTTCTGAAAGCGGTACCATGTCGTCTGACGGTCCTTTGCTCCAGAAATTGAAGGTATCGCGGTTGGTTGCCCATGATGTGAACCACCATAACTCTGATTTGAAAACTTCCTTTAGCGGCTGGCACCGTACCCATATGCCGGTTTCATAGTTGAAGAGACAGTAATAGCGTTCGCCATTCCAGGTGGTGCCAGCTTCGATGAATTTGTAAAGGCTCTGCCCTGCGTAATTGTGTGTGAATCCGTCGAGCCCGAGTGCTATAAATGCGTTCTGTTTTGAACGGTAAACGTTATCATTGTCAATTAACGTGTCGCCTTGGGTGGCATTGATGATTTTCGATACTTGGCCGGCATCGTAAATGCCTTGGCTCGCGCCGTCCTTTAATTCCTGTTTGTTCTTAAAAATGTTGTCACGCTGAACGAAGCGATGCTTCTCTAAATCGCCGCCGCCAACTGGGTCGCAAACGAAGTCATAGTGATAAACCGGCTCAAGCGTTGCCTTATATGACGGCTTGCTGCTTGCAAAATATGCGTAAATTGAGCGACCGGTGAGCGCTGCTAGTTTCTTGCCGTCTGTGTCTGCGGTATCCCAATCGTAATCGTCATGGTTCTTCTGGGCTTGTAATAGCGCGTTTGCTTTCTTTACCGCGCGGAATTCGGATTCTTTGGACTGCTCAAACTTTAAATCAATGTGCGTGGACATGTTTGCCATCCACGTTTCTACAAAGCCTGGCAGAATCGGCACAGGCACGTTAAAACGGGATTTCAGTGACTTTTTGACGCGATTGAAATACTGGTCTTCAATGATGTGCCAAGCCATTTCACGGTCTTTGCGGAAGAGCAAACCGGCTTCGTATTCAGCGCGGCATTGTTTAACAATTCGGTCTTGGTCTTTTACGGGTGTTTCGGGCATGATTATTGCTATGAAAACTAAATGGGAATATGCGGTTGAGGTATATCAGATTCCATCAGGTCGTGTCAGAGAAGTCGGCAGTGAGATGGAAAGTCTTGGACAAAACGGTTGGGAATTGGTTTCGGTAATTTCTTATCACACCGACCATTGCGTGGGCTTTTTTAAACGTCCGGTCTAACCGCCATAAATACTTGCTGGCTCCGCTGCTGGCTGAATGTAGGGTTTTACTGGCTCGGTCGGCTTTAGGCTTTCAAGCGCGTAACGCCCTGCGTCCATTGTGTGATTGTAAATATCGATTGGTTCGTTAACGATTCGTCCGTCTTTATCGGTAATCCAGACGTAATTGCGGTATTCCTTGAGGATGTTTACAGAGCGTTTTGTTACTGAAATCTTTTGCTGCTGGACGTTCTGAATTCCCTGTAGGAGTGAACCAGGACCTTTGTTAGCAGGTAAAATCGTGATGCCGTAGGAATAAATCTCGTCAATCGACTTCGGTTCTGCCGAATCTGCTATCACAATAGCCTTTGGTTGATTTTGTAGCAAGTCCGCAATCATCTTGTTTGAAAGCGCCTTCTGAAAAAACACCTCATCCCAAATACAACCGCCGTTGTAATAGTAAATTCCG